GAGCGTCAGACGCCTGTATGGCAGCGTGTAGCCAATGACGGCAGCGCCCATGAGGTAGTTGAGCTCATCAATCGTTATAAGGAAGTCTTCGATACACAGCCGCAACAGCCGGTCTCAAAGGTTGAGAAGGCGCGACGGGTTGCAGAACCCACGCTCCCCAAAGCCCGACGACCGGACCCAAGCTCGGGCAAGCGAATCTGGACGCGCCAAGAGATCACCCGCATGCCTCTCGATGAATTCGAGAAGCGTTCGGCAGAGATCGATCAGGCATATCTGGATGGACGAGTCCGTTAGTTCAATCCTGTTGTAATAAGGTTTATTTAACATGCCAGCATTTGCCTCCACCGGTGCTAACTCCGCTGCGAACTTCATTCCTGAGATTTTCTCAAAGAAGCTCCAAGCTAAGTTTTATGCATCGTCCGTCCTGCCCTCGATCTCGAACACCGACTATGAAGGTGAGATCTCCGGTCAGGGTAACAAAGTAAACATCCGCACCGTACCAAACGTAACTGTAGGCGACTACACCGGTTCTGTTTCGTATGCAGATGTCACCACCCAAGTTGTCGAGCTGAACATCGACAAGGCGAAGTCGTATGCCTTCAAGGTAGACGACATCCTTAAGGTTCAGGCCGACATCGCGTTCCAGAATGAAGCATCGAAGGATGCTGCTGAGCAGATGCGTATTGCTGTTGAGACCGACGTTCTCGGCAACATCCCTACCGCTGCAACGACCATTTTGGACAAGGCATCGGTTTCGGAAACAACCCTTCTGAACCACATCCTCGAAGCTGGCCGCAAGCTGGACGAATTGAACATCCCTGATTCGGATCGTTTCCTCGTTCTCTCGCCGCTCTACATCGAGATGCTGAAGAAGTCGGAACTGCGTCAGGCTTACTTGACCGGTGACGCTGCTTCGCCACTCCGCAACGGTAAGGTTGGTCAGGTTGACCGCTTCACCATCTATCAGTCGAACTTGCTTTCGATTGGTACCGGTGGCGACGCTAACAAGACGTTCTGTCTTGCTGGTCACCCTAAAGCTACCTGCTTCGCTTCGCAGTTCGTGAAGACCGAAACAGTTCGCTTGACCGACACGTTCGGCGACGGCATTCGCGGTCTGAAGGTTTACGGTTACAAGGTCGTTGTTCCTAACGCCCTCGTCACCTTGAAGCTGAAGACTGGAGCCTAATAGATTGGGGGCGGGGGAAACCTCGCCCCTTCTCTTCTTAGATGAGGGCATGCACTGTGCCTTCTGCTAAACAGAGAACGAGGGATACCGTGGAAAAAGCAATTGAAGATATGAGCAAAGACGAGCTCGACATCTACGCACGAGACAAGTTCGGCGTGGAACTTGATAAGCGTCGCCGCATCGAGGATCTCGTTGAGCATGTGAAGACGCTCGTAAACAACAAGGGTAAGGTTGTTGAGGCAGTTGCCAAGGCTGAGCGTAAACCAAAAATCGTGCGTCATTTAAAAACGGGTGTGGAATGGTTCTGGAGTCCTCTATATAAGGGCAATCCAGACCTTGAAGTTATCGAGTGGGAATAAACTAAATGCCGACGACCAAAGCTGTTGATCTAATCAGTCGAGTTAGCATCACACTCCAAGATCCGACGTTTGTGCGTTGGACTCAGGGTGAGCTGCTGAACTACCTCAACGATGCCCAGCGGCAGGTCGTCTTGTTTCGTCCAGACGCGAAGGCGGTAAACGCTCCGTTTACATGCACTAATACCGCAAAGCAGACACTGCCTGCGGAAGGTCTTCGCCTTATCAATGTCTTAAGGAACACTGGCGGTCGAGCAGTTACCAAGGTCGACCGCAGTATTCTCGATGTGCAGCTTCCAACGTGGTACGAGACCGCAGCTCTTGCTGACGGCGTGAAGCACTACGTGTACGACGCTCTTGACCCAAAGAACTTCTACGTCTTTCCAAAGCCAGCAAACTTGCACCAGATCGACATCGTGTATGCGATATCACCAGTTGATATCGTAATCGCGAACTACACCACTGATGTGCAGGTAATCGGCATCGACGACATCTACGCCAATGCGTTGATGGACTACATGATGTACCGCGCCTACCAGAAGGACAGCGAGTTCGCCAATCTCAACCGCGCTGGTGTGTACTATCAAGCGTTCACGACGTCTCTGGGTATCAAGTCGCAGGCTGATGGCGGCTTACTCGAAAGCATGGTCTCGCAGCAGCCACGGCGTACCGCCCAGTGAGGTACAGCGACCTCTTCGTCTACGTCCTGAGTGAGGCTCCGTCCTGCCCTGAGTTCACCGCTGAAAGGGCTATCAGGGACACTTGCATCGACTTCTGCGCACGCACCGACTTATATCGTGCGGAGCCACAGACGCTCGTTATCTCAAGGGGCGTAACTGACTACGAGATCGATGCGCCTACCGGCACTGAACCGAACCATGTGAAGGCGATCATGCTTGATGGTCGTGCTCTCGAGTCGGTTCCTTATGAAGATGCCTTCATGAAGATCGAGCTGTCGGACTTCGGAGCGCCTACATACTTCTCGCAATACGACAACCGCACTGTCCTAGTAGGGCCAAAGCCAGAGGGCAGGGTAAGTCTAAAGGTTCTGTACACGCTGAAGCCTACACAGACCTCCACAACGATTCCAGACACCATTGGCCTCGAGCATCGTGAGACGCTGGTGGCTGGAGCTTTGTTCCGCCTGCAGATGATGTCTGGTCAACCTTGGATGGATGGTGCTGCTGCTGGTGCCAACCGACAGCTTTACGAGCGTGGCATTGCTGCGGCTATGCGGCAGGCCAAGTACGGTCATGGTGGAGCAGCCCTCACTGTGAAATCAAGAGAGTTCATCTAATGGCGTATTCAGAGACCATATACCTTGTTCAGGGCGACACACTGCCACAGCTCAAGATCACTGTGCGTGATCGCAATGAGGCCGCTGCCGGTAAAGTACTAGACCCAGAGGATCAGTCCACTTGGGCGCTAGTTAACCTTACTGGCAGCACTGTTCGTATGCGCATACGCGAGGTCGGTGGTTCCTCAGTAAAGGCAACGCTTGTCGGTAACAATACAAACCCACTGATTGGTGAGGTGGTGTTTTTGTTCGATGCATCTACGCTCGACACTGCTGGTGTATTTGAAGGCGAGATCGAATACACCTCGCAAACAGGTGGCATACAGACCGTATACGAGCTGATTAAGCTTCAGGTGCGCGAGCAGTTCTCTTAAGGAGTAACCAATGGCAGATGCCGGTGAAACTGACAGTGTTGATGCCGTCCGGATGGCGGCAACGCTCAAGTATTCAGAGCCGTCAGCCGCTACGGAGTACGTTGAACTTAAAGCAGAAACACGCTACACACTACTAGCGTCTGCAAGTAAGTATGTGACCCTAGCGACGCAGAGCGCTTATGTTCGTCTCTCTTCTGTCCTGTCATACATCGATATAAAAGCTATTGCTCAGCTTGGTGATTGGCTTGTCTTTCGCGTCTTTACTGAGGCAACGCAGGTTCTTGATCAAGTCTTGCGCTTATTTGGCAAGAGTTTGTCTGATAATGCCTCGGCAAGTGACGCTGCCCAAAAATCGTTCAGCACTAGGCGTAGTGACGCAGCAACTGCCACCGACACTATGTCCCGCCAGTCAGGCAAGGTGTTAGCGGACAGCGCAACCGGCGCAGACGCAGCAAGGAAGACTACCAGCAAGATCCGGACAGAAGCTCTATCTGCTTCCGACTTCTCAATCAAATCACTTGGGAAGGCGAGTAGCGAAGCGCTGTCAGCTACTGACGTCCTGCTTAAGACACTAGCATTCTCGAGATCTCTGTCTGAGTCACCGCGTGCGACAGACATTGCGGCAAAGACGTTTGGCAGAGGGTTGACAGATACAACCTCTACTACAGATCTTGCCAGCAAAGGATTCAGCAAAGGGCTAAGCGATTCCTTTTCTACCGCTGATGTCGTCGTGCGATTGGCGGGTAAAGGCCTGAGCGACATCGCTGCGACGGTGGACTCTAGAGAACTTAGCTTGGGCAAGTCTCTGACCGACATTGGTCTGTCGGCAGATCTGGCTGAAAAGACATTTTCAAGGTCTACATCAGATGCTGTGGCGGCTAGTGATGTTCGCACGCGATCCTTTGGAAAGGCGCTGGAAGACACTGCTTACGCAACAGATGACGTTAACGGCGCTTCTGCGGACGACGATCAGACAATTCAGTTCTTCAAATCACTGTCGCACGCAGTTTTTTCCACCGACATCATCTCGATTGTATCGAGCTACTCTAGAGTGTATAGCGATGCAGCTTATGCTTCTGAAGCGTCGGCAAAATTATTCGGTAAATCGCGTGTAGATCAGGCGGTGACATCTGACTCTGGCTTTGTTAAAAGCCAAGGGTACTGCGATATCGATTACTTCATGGAGGATTACGTGGGCGCTACAAGAACATTCTGAGGTTAAACATGAACACGAACGAAATGATCAAGGCCACTGGCCGACTGAATATCCAAGTCATCGGTCCTGATGGCATGATCAAAGATGAGCAGACCGTCGACAACTTGGTTGTCAGCGTTGGTCTGAACTTCATCGCTAGCCGCATCCGCGACGCAAGTTCGACAGTGATGTCGCACATGGCTGTCGGATCTGGCACTGCTCCAGCAGCAAGTGGCAACACCGCCCTTGGCACTGAGCTTGGTCGTGTTGCACTGACCTCTACCACCGCCACCAATAATGCCGTTGCATTTGTAGCTACGTTTGGCGCTGGTGTCGGCACTGGCGCAGTGACAGAAGCTGGTCTCTTCAACGCATCGACGGCTGGCACAATGCTTTGCCGCACAGTATTTGGCGTTGTAAACAAAGAGGCTGCAGACACGATGTCGATCACTTGGACTGTGACCATCGGCGCTGCGTAATTTTTCTGAGGCGAGTTAAAGATGGCAACTATTGTTACGCGGTCCGGAAAAGGCTCGCCTCTTACCAATGCTGAAGTTGATGGCAACTTCACGAATCTGAATACGGAGCTGGGGACAAAGGTTGATGCCTCGTCTCTGGCTACCGTAGCTACCACTGGCGCGTATGCGGACCTTACCGGTAAGCCAGCGCTTGGCACAGTTGCTGCGCAAAGTGCAGATGATGTCGCGATTACTGGCGGCGAAATTACCGGCACAACGATGGATAGCATTAGCAACCACGTTGGTGCTGACCATATCCACTACAAGGTCAAGGCAAATGAAGTCCTAGCCAAGGGCAATGTGGTTAAGGTTGTCGGCTATAACGCTGGCGAAAATGCCTTTGAAGTCGCCAAGGTAACTTCGGCAAGCGACATCGCTGTCGGCGTTGTCTACCAGCCGCTCGTCAGTGGCGCTCTTGGTGCGATCATCAACACCGGCCTCTTGGAAGGCGTCGACACCTCGGCGTTCAGCGTCGGCACAGTGTTGTACCCAAACACGTCTGGCGGCTTTACCAGCACTAAGCCAACGACGGGCCGCTATCAGGCATTAGCTTTTGTTGTGCGCTCAAACGCCAACAACGGCACAATCCTGATCGAAGCGTCTGAGCCGCAAGCGACGAGCTTGAGCCAGTTCACAAACGACAGCGGCTACATCACTGGCATTACATCTGGCAACGTCACCACAGCCCTTGGCTACACGCCAGCAAACATATCTGGCCCAACCTTTAGCAATGGCATAACCGTCAATAACGGCGACAATCAGGTTCAGATTGCTTTTGATGGAAACCTTGAAATTGTTCGGGCTGATGGCAATGGTTATATTGATTTTAAAAATACCATTGGCGAAGATTACGATAGCCGCATTCAGCAAATAGGCTCTGGCTTCGCAATGACGGGAACAGTTTCGGCTGGCGATGAGTTTCGCGCACCGATTTTCCGCGATACACCTAACACTGCATATTTTATCGACCCCGCTGGCACATCAAACATAAGCGGCTTAACACTAGATGGCACATTAGCTGGTGTAACAGGGCGTTTTGCCAAAAACCAAACCGCTGGAAACTACACCACGGCTGCGCTGTGGACTGAAAGCTATGGGAACACGGCAACTGGCATTGCATTCCACATTAGCGGTGTAGTCGGCAAATTCCTTGAAATGCGAACTGACGGCATTCTTTATTGGCAAGGAATTCTGAACGCTGATGGCGAACTTCGTGCGCCAATCTTTCGCGATATGGACAACAGTGCATATTATGTAGACCCTACTGGCACATCAAACCTTAACAAGTTGACCGCAAGCAATCGATCAATGGTTGGTAACGCAAGCATATTTATGGATAGCTTGGACGCCAACACATACTATCCAGTTACCATACCTGTGCCTGTTGCACGGCAAACAACGCTTCGCATTGAAAACGCGCTCAATTCGAACGCGCCGTCATGGTCTACGCATCCATCGGGCTTTTCTTGTTATATCGAATGGACAACTAACGGTCTTGGCTGGGGAACAATTGGCATATCAAGGCGCGTAACTGATTGGCGTGAACAATTCAACACCGTTCAGATTGTCGGTGGCATTGACCAGATGACGTTCAGCAGCCAAGAAGTCATTTGGCTTCGCGGTGGCGCTAATTACTTTTTCTCCGCCGACTGCGATGTAACGCCTACTGTTCGAACGACCTCATACACATTGAATGGGCAAACTGTTGCTCCGCGCTCATCTCCTTACAACGACCCTTGGGAAACTGCTCAGGGCAAGATGTCTTACGGGACATTCCAAGCTAATGTTCGCGTTACCGCTGGCACGGATATCCGCGCACCAATCTTTTATGATAGCCCCAACACTGCGTTTTACGTTGATCCTTCGGAAACATCGCAGCTAAAAACAGTCGAAGCTTCTGGCGGCATCGGTTTCCGCACGTTTTCTAACGGTTCCGCCAGTATCAACAGCCAGTTTTATTTTGCCAATGCTGCAAACAGCCGTGCGTGGAACTGGCAGCTTGACGAAAACAATGACGCTGCATTGTGGAACTATGAAGGTTCTTCGTGGAACAAACGCTTTACGTTTACCGCTGGTTCTAATTTTACCGCTGGCGGTATTGTGACGGCCAACGTCGATATTCGCGCACCTATTTTTCGCGATAGCGTTAATCCAGCCTATTACCTTGACCCAGATAGCAGTTCTGTTTTGGGTGGCGTTTATTCTAACGGACAAGTCCGTGCTACTGGCTGGTGGGGTTCGCAATCTGCCAGTGCAACAGGGCTTGGTGTTGAGATAGGACAAAACGGTGGGCGCAGTTATGTTCTGTCCTACAACCGCGACATTGCTAACTATGGGCCAATGTCGTTTGAGGCTACCGACTTTACTTTTACGGGAGTTGGCGGCGGGTTTATTCAAGTCAACACCAGTGTCCGCGCACCCATTTTTTATGATACGCCAAACACTGCATTTTACCTCAACCCAGCCGAAACATCTGTTTTAAGCGCCCTTAATGTTAATGGCAGTGCTGTATATCGCAGCGATTGGACAACTCGCTTTCAATCTGGCAGCGACTTCGTTGACGGCACATTGGTCACAACCGACATTCCTGCGACAGCGTGGGCTGGTGACAGCTTTGTCATTGAGATCACTGGCAAGACCTACGACCAGAACAACCCACCAGTTAAGGTGGTGGCGCAAGGCTATTTGTATAACGACACCATCATCAACTACAGCGGCATCTCGTATGCAGGAAACTTCGCGTCCTACATAAAGGTCTTTGAAGAAGGTGGCGTTCTGAAGTTCTGGTGGCCGCGTATAAGCTACTGGAACTCATTTAACGTGAACGTGATGGGCATGGATGGCCCAAGCAACAACACGATCACGCGCAATCGCGTTACGGCTATCAGCAACTCGACTGAGCCTACTGGAACCAAGAAGCAGCAGATCAACCTTACAAAGACGCTGAAGACGGGTGATGCCGCAGGATCAATCAGCGGTTTCAATAACCCTACAACAGCGCCTACCGCAAACACGATTGTTTATCGTGATGGAATTGGTGACATTGCCGCCCGTGAAATCATCCTTAGTTCGGGTCTTTCGACCGCCACGCCTACTGTTTTGGTTTCGATGTTTCCAACCACGAACCAGATGGTTCGCACAACGCCAACGGCTGTTGCGGCGGCAATACAGGGCGCAGCTTCTGGCACTTGGAATATAAGGTCGGCTGACCTTAACCAAGCACGATACGCAAACACTGACTTTAATACGCTTGGGGCAACACCCGAAGTGTTTAGGGCTTATTCAAATTACATTCCTTCTGGTGGCTCATACAATCAGCCGCCAAACGGCGCTGGTGACTACAAGGTTATTCAGTGGGGCGGTATAGAGGGCGTTGCAGGAAACTGGGGCGGTCAAATTGTCCAAAACTTCTACGATGACCGTATGTGGTTCCGCAGAAGCTTTGGCACTACATGGCAAGCATGGCGTGAATTTATCCATGACGGCAATTACACCAACTACGCAATGCCAACGGGTTCATTGGCTACCAATACCGTTGAGGTTCGCGCACCTATCTTCCGTGACAACATTAACACTGGTTATTTTATTGACCCTGACGGCAATTCAAACCTTAGCCAATTGATGACAACGGGTGCTGTAGTTATTGGCGGCAACTTTACGAACAATGGCTACAATTCCGTAGGAAGCACTCGCCTTTTATTCGGCGGCGGTAATGAACCCGATACCTATTTCATAGGCACAAACCTTGAAAACTATGGCGGGAATTACACCAAGCTAGATTTGCGGTGGCACACTGGCATCCGCATGGGGGCAAGGCCAAACTACGGCGGCATACGTTTCTATAATGATGAAACCCTCGCAACGCAGATTTTTGCAATAGGCAAGGATGGTAGTTACGCACAAGCAAACCAAAGTATGCGTGCGCCTATCTTTCAAGATTTAGACAACACTGCTTATTTTATAAATCCAAACGACAGTCAATCTATCCGCACAGTAGGAGATTGGAGAGCAGATAGCAGCGCGTGGACAGGTGAGTTTGCAGGTAAAATTCAATACCATGCTAACAATTGGTATTTTCAGGCCGCAAATCAGTGGGAGTTCCGCAGGTCGGATAGCGCAAACGCATTTTCTGTATCTCAGGCAGGTGTAGTGATTGCCCTTGGCGATATGCGTGCGCCAATATTTTACGATAGCCCCAACACTGGCTTCTTCGTTGACCCTTCATCTACGTCCAACATAAGCGGATTGTCTGTTGGTAACCGCATAACTGGAAGCATCAGCGGTGACGCACAGCGACTATTTAACCACACAGGCGCAAACAACGATGGCCTTCAATTCTGGAACACCGTAGGCAATTCAACGCTCAATCCAAACACGGGTTGGCACTATGCCCTTCGTTTGGCGCATGGTGACGCTGATACATACTACAACGCAACTTTGGCTGTCGATTTTTTCGCAGACAATGTTTACCTTCGTCGCAAGACGGGTGGAAGTGACCAACCGTGGAAGCGGTTTGCGCTTTACGATAATGTTTACGAAGCTATTTTTTACGCAAGCTCTTTTAGCGATGCAAACAACACTGCCTTTTATCTCGACCCCAACAGCACAGGCACATCGCTTAACGTAGCGGGTTCAATCGTAGCTGCTGGTAACGTCACTGCGTATTCCGACATCCGCATCAAAGCGAACGTCGAGACAATCCCAAGCGCATTGGACAAGCTTGACCAGATACGGGGCGTTACATACACCCGCACAGATCTCGATGACAAAGAGCAGCGTTACGCTGGTGTCATCGCACAAGAAATAGAGAAAGTTTTGCCAGAGGCTGTGCGCGACCTTGGCAATATCAAAGCAGTCGATTACAACGCCACCATCGGCTTGTTAATTCAAGCTGTAAAAGAATTGCGCGACGAAGTAGAGGCGATGAAGTCTCGTTTACATTGAAGGACATTAGAATGACGTTAGCATACACATGGGCGCTCAAAAGCCTAAAGAAAGCAGACACCGCCGACTTGGCTGGTGTGATCGTGCAGACACAATGGACCTGCACCGGTACCGACGAAGACGGTGACAGCGGCGTATTCAACGGCGCAACACCTTTCAATCCGCAGGAAGTAGATCCACTAGGCTTCACCGCCTACGAAGATCTGACTGAAGAGCAGATACTTGGTTGGATTCAAGCAGTGGTTGTCGGCTCATACAAAGAGCACATCGACGCGCAGATCATGAAGCAGATTCAATTGATCAAGACGCCGGTCGAAGAAGTACCAGAGGGCCAGTTCCCTTGGTCACCGCCTGCTGAAGAAACAGACGGTCCGTCAACAACAACACCAGAAGCTCAGGAAGAAGAAGCAGCATGAACCCAGAACTAGATAAGCTCGACGCCGCCAATCAGACGATCACTCTCGACGTAACGCCGCAGGAGATCAACGTGATCTTTGCAGCACTCGCCGAACTGCCTCATCGCGTGGCAGACCCACTCATGCGCAAGTTGTTTGAGCAGGCGCAGAAGGTCGCTGGATAACTCATGCCAACGCCCACCGGCACAATCTCCATGTCAGATGTCAACACTGAGCTTGGGCGGTCTAGTACCACCAACATCTCGCTCAATGAGACTGCGGTACGGACATTGGCCGGTGTGGCATCTGGCACGATCTCGATGGACAACCTTCGTGGTAAGTCCAATGTGAGCTTTTCTCCAGATGGCGGCACGTCTGCTGGCAGCGCCGTTCTTTTGCTCGACCAAGGTATTTTGACCGCAAGCGTAACAATTAGCTGCTCTCAATCTGCTGTTTGGACTTGGAGTGGGGGTGGTGGTGGGTCTCCCTATGTATCAGTTTCTAGCGGCGGATCTGCTACCAGCATTATATTTGAAGTTTCTGCATCAGTATTTGGCGGATGGGCCGTTGCCAATTTCACAGTGCAAGCCACTGCTGGCGGCATAACTCGTTACTGGAATGTTGAACTTATAGCTGAAGATAACTCGTAGCAAAGTGATCTAACTTGCTTTTTAGCGCACCATAAGCGATGAAGCATAAATTTTAATTCAACGCCTCTCCATGTACGGAGGTGAGGAGGTAAGCAGATAGGCTTACAGATGGCTAGTATCAAACTGCAGACATTTGGTGGTGTGTTACCCCAAGTTTCTCCGCGCCTTTTGCCGGATACAGCGGCAACCATTGCTGAGAACGCACGCTTTGATTCTGGCCGTCTCTCTGCTTGGCGAGCTCCTGTTGCTGGCGTCGACCACAACAACGCCTCCTTCGTTGTTCCCAACACCACTCGCACGATCTACAGGCATCGTGACCGGCAGGGTAATCCCTACTGGCTTGTGTGGACCACCGACGTCCACGCCGTCCCTTCGCCAATTGCTGAAGATCCATACGACCGTCTGTACTGGACAGGTCAGCAGTTCCCTCGCATGGCGATTGGTACAGAGATCACTGGATCTGTTGCGCCTACATACGAGCCTTCGGTAACGCGAAAGCTTGGTGTTCCTGCGCCTACGGATCAGCCTACTGTTTCAATAACGACGACGGTAGCTGATACCACTATCACTGCGCTGTCCCGCGCTTACGTTTATACGTGGGTGTCGGGCCTTGGTGAGGAGTCAGCTCCTTCTCCAGCTTCACCCATCATTGATGTGAAAACGGGTGAGAC